TACTGCACTACTTAAAGTTCCAGAAAGTACAATGTCAATTACTTGCCCTAGTTTTAAATTTTGTATTGTAAGCGTTGCAGTTGCTACATTACCTGTAAGAAGGAAAGTAGTAGCAGTAGAAGCGTCTAAATTTTGGCTACCTGTTGCTGTGCTTGTTGCTTTTGCAGTGTATCTTGGTTCAAGCATAGCGTGTTCTACTGCATCATTAGCAATAGTTAAAGCTCCTCCTGAAACAGTAGCATCTCCACTTATTGCAAGTGTGCTTCCATTGCCAAACAAAGAGTATATCTCGTCTGTATTGGAATTTAAAGAGGTAAAAGCTGTTCTTAAAGGGTCTCCATCCCCTGCATTAGCTCCACTACCTGTATTTACGTTAGTCTTTGCCATAATCAAATAAATTCTATATCTGCTGTTAAACTTGTTGTATCGGCACTATACAATGTTGTGTCTGCACTTATTGTAAATGTAGTCCAACAACTTGGAGCTGATAGGTCATTTATTGCGTTTGTGGTATAAACCTCGTCTCCCCAAGATTTATTTGTAACCATCTCACAATATACCTTACCCCAATTTATTGTATTTGCCATATATTAATAATACTTTTTTTCTTTTTTTGTTATATATCCTTTTTTCAAAAACTCTCTAAGCTTTTGGATATTCTTATCTTTATTTTTATAACTTTTTACAGTACCCATCCACTAAATCCATAACTGTTTTTGTCAGGAAATACATCATCATTGTTATTGGTGTAATACTCAGGGTATTTTGTAGATGCTTCAAAACTCATAAAGTCTACAAATCTATCTGTGTAATACTGTGCTATATTTCTTTCCTTTTCTATTAAAAAGTCTACTTCATTCTTATCTGCATTGGTAGCATTTTCAGAATTGTGTTTAAATATACCTTTGTTGGATATTGTGTACGCTGCATAAGGTAAAAACTCTACAAGTGCCCAATGACAAAGCATTGGTTTTATATAGGTGTTGACTAATGTTAGATAGTTACCTCCAAGAGATGAACCTTCTATGTCAGCTTTTATTTTATCATATAGTTTAGAACCTAAATAGTTCTGTATGTGGGTCTGTTGTGCTATAAGAATGTATTGTATAAACTTATCAGTGTCAATGTTACCATTCAAAGAAGTGAACTTGACTATATCTTTACGAGAAATCATTAATCCTGTTGCCATATCTATACTCCTTTACTTCTTGGTGTTTTAAAATTCTTTGGTTGCAAAAAACCTCTGTTTACTTGGTCTCTTGTTCTTTTAGCTACTTTAGAATCATTTTTTACAGGCTCTAAACCTTCTGCTTTAGCTTCATTTACTGAAACCTCTGCTCTTGGGTTTTTAGCATCGGGGTTAACTCCTTTAGCCATGTAAGTTTTTCTCATCCAAAAATGTCTACATGAACCTCCTCCTTTATAAAACCAAATAGAATATTTATTTCTTGAGCCTTTAGGTCCCCATCCTGCATTAACTACCTTGTTCTCCATAGAGATAATATCTTCTTTTCTGTAGATTTTACCTGCTGATGCCATTTTTACACAAAAGTCCCTGCTTTCACTATCACTTCTCAGAGGTGCATATTGATACCTTACTTTAAATCTTAGGTCTCCTATATCTTTATCTTGTTCACTTTTAGAATTTGGTCTTGCACTTCCTGTAGAGGCGAGTCCTATCATTTTGTCAAGTGTTTCCTCTTGGTCATAATCTACCTTTCTTTCATCTACCAAGTCCCAATTTTCTAAATCTTCATCTTCTCCTAAGTCTATAAGTGCATTTGCTACATCTGTAGGAACTGCTGCAAGTTTGACTCCTGTTTCTTCTTCCTTAGCTTCTTTAGTTACTGCATTTTCTGTATCAATAAATTCAAGAGGCTGTAACGTAACAAAATATAATTTTAGACTAATATCATTAACTGCAAGAATAGAGTCCATACAGTCCACTATAAGGTCTTGATAAGGTCTGATAGTAGTGTTTTGAAACAGCAGTGAAGCTGTTCTTATCTCATCTGCATTATTTCCAAGACCATTGTTGTCATCTCTTATTCCTAAAAGTAAAGGAGAGGTTATTCTATGACCTACCATGATTTTCTTTGCAGCCTCATTTGATAAATACTCATAGTGAGCAGGAGCATCATTTAAAGGTACATCATCAATAGTAGTTTTACTCTCAGCGTTGTTGTTAAAAGCTATAATGACTTTTTCTCCCATTGACCCTGTGAGCTTATTCATTACATCATTTTTAACTTGTAGCTGTTTATCTCTTTCAGGTACTCCATTGTTAAAGTTTACAACCTTAGTTCCAGAGAATCCACACTGTACATCATTAATTAGATAATCTGATATTTCACTCTCAAGCTCTGCATAAGCTAAAGAACCAGCATAATCTACAGGACATATATAATCATATCCTGAAACATATCTCTTAACTATTTTAATCTCTGGTTCTGTTTGATTGCCAAAACCAAAAGCTGCTATTCTATCAGGCTTGTCTGACTTTTTCATGTTTGCCCAATCAGGAGAATAGTAGTAAGCTCTTATGTTACCATCTATCATCTTCTCAGGTCTGAGTGTTTGTCTTGGAAAGTGTTCTGCTTTTACTACTTTGTTGTTTTGGTAGATAACCTGAAATGATGCCTCTCCTAATAGTTTTAAATCTAAGCATATCTTTCTAAGACAGTCATTGTTAAATATAGATTTCAGTGCTGCATACTCCTCTGTCTTTGTAGAACTGTCTAAGGCATCTACCCCTTTGCCATAAATAAGCTGAGAAATACCATTTATAGAAGCGTTGTTAGTTGTAGAGTTTATAAAATTGTCTATGAGATATTGATAATAGTTGTTATCTTCTCCATAGGCTACATATTCTTTTTTCTTGTCCTCTACTACGACAGGTCTATTGTAACTTGATAGGTTTATTAAATGTACGTTTTCCATTTATGCAAATATAAAATCATTATTACTTTCTGTCTGTTGATACTCTCCATTGTTGATAGAGTAACTAGTCTGATTTGTGCAGAATATTCTGTCTTTAAATACTACACTACTACCTGACTTTACAGTCAAGACATAAAAGTTATCTTGTTTGGTTGTAAAGGTAGCGTTATATCTGTTAAAATATAAAACTTCTGATATGCTAGTAGTGGTTGCGTTGTGAATGTTTTTACCTGTTTGTTCATCATCTATGGTAACTACATAACTACCTCCACTTACAAAACTTCTTGGAATAAAATCTATGTTCTGAGCAGAACTACTCTCTTGTAAAATAACCATATATATATAATAAAAGAGTTTTGATTTTGTTATAAAAAAAAAGGGAGACAAATGCCTCCCCTCTTAATTAATCTAAGGTTTACTAGGTGTTAGTACCTTCTGTTACTGTTACAGTGTTAGTCATTCCAGCAAATGGATTTGCAGCAGTTGCTCCTTCTAAGAAGTTAGCAGGTTTTTTCTCTTGTGCTGATAGCGTAAGAGTATAACCACTCATGTCTCCCATAGCAGCTCCTGTTACAATAGTTCCTCCAGAAACATCTGCTCCATGCTCAAGACCCATAATGAAAGCATTTCCATTATAATCCTCTATTACTACATGGGGTCTTGCTACAGACAATATTCTAAGCTCTTTATGGTCTTGGACAGTTAGCTTTGTAAGAGTCAAATTAAGAGTTTGCTCATAAAAAGTTGTTCCATTTTCCCTTGAACTTGTAATAGCCTGTTCAAATCCACTATTTCCTTTTACTTCATAATTAAAACAAGTAACTGCACCTAAATCCTCAACTACATCTACATCAGTACTATCAAAAGCTGCAGTGATAGAACCAAAGTCAAAAAAGTATACTCCTTTGATTCCTCCAACTGTATCTTTACATGGTACCTTTCTACCTACACTTAACGTACAAGCCATAATTTATTGATTTTATTAGGTAGCTTTTCAGCTATCTGTTATAATTATCCTGTTGCTGTAATACCTCCTGACTCAAGTGCATTACCTGAAACATAATAGTTTGACCCATCAGAGGTAATCTCTACAAAGTCTCCTAAATTGTCTGCAGTATGTACAAAATTCAGTTGGTCAGCAGCATCTACATCTACTACAGCACCTGCAACAATGATAGACCCTTCCATCTTGTCAGCAGTTCCTCCTGCAATTACAGTATTAGCTGATGTTAATCCTCCTGTTGTTACAAATTTAATATTAAAGCCTTCTGTTGGAGCTGGAAGCGTTACTGTTCCACCTGTACCAGATACTTTAATAGTCTTACCACTATCTGCCATTGTGTATGATTCTCCAATGGTAATAGCTTGGTAGTTTTCTACTTGTCTTTCGACATCATTACTATGTGTTATTGTTGTGCTCATCTATCTATATTTTAAAAATTACGAGTATAATACAATGTCAGAACCGATTCCATGCTGGATACCTGCTGTAAATCGCATTACTACTCTTACATTTTGGCTTCCATCAATGTCTCTCATGTCAATAACCTTAACTTCTTGGTTGTCTGCTAAAAGACCTGTACCAAAGAATAAGTTGCTTTTCTGAGCAGCTACTGCTGTATCACTTGCTAAACCACTTACATTAACAACCTTGATACCATCAAAGAAGGCAGGTTGAATGTCTTGGTTTGTCCCTCTGCTTTCATAACCAGCAGCTCCAATTCCACCTGTTTGAAATCCTCCTAAACTTCTTATGTAATTTCTATACATATTAGAAGGAAGATAAATAAGGACATCTTCATTTCCATAGACAGCAGAAGGAATTGCATCAGCAATTTTACCTAATTCTGTAATTATATTAGCTGAAGTTGAACCTGTACCAGCGACATCAACTACATCTCCATCTGCAAGAAGTGTTGTTTTGAAACCATCAAACTCTCCTGCTGAGGAATTTGTACCATTCCAAATATTTTGCTCTATTTTTTGAGATACCTTGTCTGCTGCATGAGCAACTAAGAAATCTGAAAATTTAGGAGGTAATGTTCTACCCATTGGACTAACTCCCATTTGAGCAGCTTCCCAATCTCCTATAAAATCTTTAACACAAAGTTGTAAGTTTACTTGAAACTCCTCTGGCTGTAAAATTCTCTCTGTAAGAGTTACAGTAGAAGTTGGGTCAAAATCACAACTTGCATCTTTTACGATGTCATTAGTTGAAACCTTTTTTATTACTTCTTTTAAAGCAATATTAGGTTTAACTGTAATCAAATCTTCTCCCAAAGTTTTACCTGAAAGCAAAGCCGCCGAGATGTAAGAACCAGCGAAGGTTCCAGAGTAACTTGTGGTAAGAGAAGTTGTTGTACTTAAATCTACTTTTCTTTTCATCTTATTATAAATTATTAATTCTTCTTAAAACTCTGTCATAAGTAGTTTCATTTCTTCTACTTTCTAACAGCGTTCTTTCTTTTTTCACTTCATTTTCAGGAGAATGAGTAACCTTTTGAGGTGGTTCTTGAACAGCAGACATTTCTTCTTTCTTTGTGTCCATTCCTTTTACCATCTCTTTGACTTCCTCAACTAATTTCTTTACTTCTTCAAGTTCAGTCTTAGTTGCGTATTTCATTTCTTCTTTTTCCTCCTCTAAGTTTTCTTGAACATCTTCTTGAGGTTCTTGTTCTAATTCCTCAGAGGCTTCTTCTTTTTCTTCTTCCTTTGCACCTACTGAGTCTATAACTCCTTCTTCCTTTATACTTAAAACTTCACCATCTTCAAGGGTATACTCTCCGACAGGCATAGGTACTCTTTCATCTTCTGTTACAATGAATACCTCATTACCTTCGCTAAAGTTTTCTGCCTCAATTACAGTTCCGTTTTCTAAAGTAGCTTGAGCTAATTTTACTTCCTCTTGGAGTTCTACTCCAACAAGGTCTTTTACTTTGTTTATAATATCAAGTGCTTTCATACATATATAATAAATAATTAATTTTTTGTTAGATTTTTAT